GACTCCTTTACAACTGCAATAGCATTTTCTAAAATGGCCGCTTCAACTAAAAGTTTTTCTAGCAAGTAAACATGTACTGACTCCTCAAGCAAGCCAATTATGCGTTTACGCTCCAAGGTTGCACCTTGCTTCCGATAGAACTCTCTTACACGCTCCGCATGATCTGTCATCTTCTTTCCTCCCACCAAAACTTGACTGCAAAAAAACCGAACACGATAAGTGTGATAGTGAACACGATTGGGTTACTGAAGAAGGTAACAAACCACACACCTGCAAACAACAAACCAATCATCAGCAACGCAAACAAAAGCATCTCTACCCAAGCGTTCATCGGATCACCTTCAAACTCATGACAACATGAGACACAGCTTGAGCACGTTTCACATAAATAGCATCAGCGTAATCACACACCGCATCATCCCAAGCCTCAAACAAGTCGCTGTGATTTAGAAAATCTTTACCTGTCTCACACCAGGCACGATAAGCGTTCACCGCTTTTAGGAATAGTTGTTCAGACATCATGCACCTACCTTCAAACAGTTCTCTTCAATAAAAGTGTGTAGCTCTTCAAAAGTGTTGTTGTATGCAATCATCGTGTTAGCGACCTGCATAGAACGATAAATCTCCAGCAATTGCCAAATCTGTTGAGTAGTCATTATTTTTGTCCTTCGTAGTTTGGGTTAGGTAAAACAAGTATTCTGCCTGACAACAGATAAACATGCAAAAAGCGATCTGTAGTGTTTACTTGTTCGCTCATTAGTTCCACCAACTTTCAACTTCAGCCTTAAATTTGGCGTGACGAATTTCTGCTTTTGCTAGAGATTGAGTATATTTAGCAAGTTTCTCTGCAAGTTCTTTGCTTTTATCTGTACTTGCTTTCAAAGTTAGATCTTCTACCTGCTTGCGTAACAAGCCAACTTGCCATGCATCCATCTTGATTGCATCTTCTTGTTCTGCTTTCCATTGAGCTTTTGTTAGTTTTGCCATTTTGCTTGTCCTTTGTTTGTCCTTTATCAACCGTTTGATTGATATACCTAGGTTACTGCAAAACAAGTCAAAACTGCAAGCCCAAACCTTTGGCGTGTCGCATTTGTTACCTATTTGTTATCTACGGATAGTTTGAGATAGTCACCGCAACACCTGGCTGACCAGTGGCATAAACCTTACTTACTTCAAGCCTGACAACTTGAGAATCGTCACGCCAGACTCCTAGAATCTGACCTGACTTAGATCGTGCCGTAATCCCATCCATCAAACTTCTTGTCACCTTATCGATGTCAGGTGGCACTGTAGGCAAAGCTCGCTTCACTGACGGCTTACGAGTCAAATAAAACACTGCCTCAAGTTTCACTGCACCATCAAACTTAGAATCATCCCCACTGTCAATCATCGCCTGAATCACCGCATCACTAACAGCCTTCCTCCAAGCAGGCAATCTAGGAGAAGACTCGACAATCATTGGAATCAAATTACCTGCAGCAGACTTCCTACTCCCCACATACTTTTTAGAGCCTTGCGGTGCAGGCTCAACCCCAAACACTGTAAAACTAAAACTATCTCTTGCCATAATAATTCAGGATAACAACAAGCCAACAGAAAACCCCTACCACTCCATTTAGGAATGATAAGGGTTGAACTGTAAACAAACTGTTAGTTATGAATAGCAGGCCGAAACAAAAACCAACTATCCATGAACGCATCGTCTAGAACGGTGCAGATAAGACCGGTGCAACTGGTGCATCGATTTGAGCGTTATTGATGTCAAGCTTCACCTTACGAGCAGGCTGGCCATTACGATCCTCATAATCTTCAATCTTCGTTGACAACTGACCGTAAACGGTTACTTCGCTGCCTTCAGTTTGATTGTGTGCAACAGCAAACCAAACAGTATAACTACGAGTGTAATCTTCACCACTTGCAGACTTGTAGCTTTCAACCAAGTTCAAACCCTGATTGCTTGCACCAAAAACTTTTGAAACTTTACCACTAACTTTTATTACAGCCATTCTTTTTCACTTTCTAAATAAATAAATGTTTTGTTGATACTTAAACAGTCTATTGTTACGGACTGACAATGTGTGTAGGGTTCACACAATCCTTGTGACCACAAACCCTAAAACCAGGCAACACTGCCGAACCGTTACTATCAATCGGATCTAGCGAATTACTGAGCAGGCCTTGATGAGGGATACACCTCAACTTGCCGTACTGAATAGTCGTTGCAGGCTTAATCCTGCAGCTAATACACTTCAAATCTCTTCTACCCCTCTTCTCAGCGTTCACAACCCACCTGTAACCACAACGCACACACTCAACCTGATTATCCTGCATCACATCTCCACAATTCTGCTAATACTATCCTGAGCAACAAAAAATGCTGCACCCGTCTGACCATGCCTATTCTTAGCCACAATCAACAATAACTCCGAACCCTGAGCATCCTTATCGTCACCATCTCGATGCTTACGCTTAATCATCAAAACAACATCCGCATCCTGCTCAATACTTCCCGAATCCCTCAAATCACTCAACATAGGCTGACCCTTAGGACGAGACTCAATCTCACGACCCAACTGAACTGCAACAACAAAAGGAATGTTCAACTCCAAAGCCAACTGCTTCAACAAACCAGAAATAGCACCAATCTTCGCAGTCTTATCCCTATGCTCAACATCATCCTGCATCAAACCCAAATAATCGATAAACACAGCATCAACAGGCCGAGACTTAGAAGCAGCAGAAACATAAGCTCGAACCATGTTAGGAGTCAAACGACCAGAAGAAATAACACCCAAATTATTGCCCAACAACTTAGAAGCAGTCTTAACCAAATGCCTAGCAGAAGTCTTATAGAGATCACCATTCACAATCTCAGTCACATCAAAATCAAGGTCATCATTAGCAATCTTCGAATAATCAATCTCCAAAGACTGAGCTAACAACCTATGTTGCAACTGCAAAGCAGGCATTTCCAAACTAAAATACAAAACATGCTTACCCTGCTTAGACAACTCAAAAGCAGACTGCAACGCAATAATAGTCTTACCCTCACCAGGTCGACCAGCAATCACATAAAAACCTGCAGGCCTAAAACCACCAATAAACTTATTTAACTTCTTCCAACAAGTAGGCATAAAAGGCGGACGAGACGACATCTCAGCCACATACTCATCCAAATAATCGCCAGGATAACTAATCAACAACTCAGCCTGACTAGCTGAAACAGTCTCAACAACCTGCAACGCCTCAGCAACCAAACTAGACACATCAACAGTCGCATCCAACGAACCCTGATCTAACTTCTTACCAGCCAAACCAAGCTCACCCTTAGCCCACATAGCCTTCAACTGATTGACATGAGACTTCACCGCAACAGCAGACAACGCAGCATCAGCGGAACACTCAAAAACCCTGTCAATGCCACGAGCATCCAAACCAGCGTTCACCAAAATCACGTCAGGCTCAACCCCAGAATTACGAAGCAACAAAATACGCTCAAAAATAAGACGATTCAAAGCATCATCAAAATACTTTGCCATCAACTGCAAATCATCCCAAACCTTAGGGAAACGAATCACACCACCTAAAACAGCGTTCTCAACCTGCACCCTACTGCTGCTCATACTTAGCCCTCATACGCTCAACATAATCATCAGACACATCAACCTGATCTAACCAACGCTCCTGCTCTAACCAGTTACAAGCCAAAGCAACATACTGCAAATCCTTATCCTGCACACTATCCCTATAAGCCCGCGTAGCGGTAAGTAAAGCATCGATAGCAACATTCGGTGTGAGCATGTTAAAAGCCTGTTCAGCTCTTTTACGAGACTCTTTACGCGGATACAAATTCCAAAAAGTTTCAAAACTTTCACTATTTAATAAGTTATTTAATTCTTTATTTAATAGGCGGAAGTTTTTGTCGTTTTCAGCGGAAGTTTTTGCAGAAATAGCGGAAGATTCTGTCACAGAGTCAGCGGAAGTTTTTGACACTTCAATACACTTAATCCAATACAAATTAGCCTTCTTAGAGAGATTGCTTCCCCTAACCCACTTCAACTCATCTAACGCTTCAAGGCGTGTAATGCTGTTCCTTATGGATCTAGTATCAACACCACAAATCTTGGCGAGATACTCTTGGCTAGGCCATGCACCTACTCCAGGTTTATACCTTCGAGCGATTGCAAGTAAAACTAACTTGTCTGTTTTTGTAGCTTGAGATTCATCCCAAACTTTATCCATCTCGTTATATCCCATGAGTTGTAGCCTTTCTACGGCTACTCACTGCTAGAATGAGAAAGCCGATAGGTTCGTTATCGGTTATGTGAGGTCAGTCTTGTTAGTTGGACTGGCCTCACTTTTACTTTACTACGAATGTAGTATCTTGAAGCAGAATACGCAAAGCTAGTTCAGCCTGTTGAGGTACAACACCATTACCGCAAGCCTTCAACGCATCATTACGTTTCAACCCAATGTCCTCGGCTGTAACCCATCCTTCAGGTAAACCCATCATCCACTCAGTGAACTCTGCAGACAAGCGATGATTGCCGTCCTTACCATCAGGCTTAGTTGGTACAGGTGCAACCCTAGTCAGACTCTCCCAACGTTTGATTGCAGGAGTAAACTTACCCCAATTAGTTTCCATGTCTTTAGCTGCATTACTCAACCAAACTTGACCTGTCTTGCTTTTAGTTTCTGATGTTTGCTGTGCAGGTGCTTTTAATCCTTCACTAGCAACAGGAGTAGGCAACATTTCCATTCTGACGGCAACACCAAGACTGACACCTGGCATACCCTTGTAAATACCATCAGTCATCTTTTGTCTACGCTCAAGATAATCCTCGATAGGTTCATCATGATTACGGATATGCCCGACTGCAGGAGTAGGCAACAAACTGTTAGGCAATTCATTTATTACAACTTCACGCAAATTTCTATAACCACCAGGCGAAAGTTCTTTCATCTCTGCTATCTGTTCAGGAGTTTTGATTTCTCTATGCTCCATAGTGTTAGGAGTAGGTAACAAACTGTTAGCAATTGCATCAGACACTTGCAAACCATTATCGAACGCAAGTTCTGCAACCTGATCTGCAACCTTAACCATCCTGCCACGCTCAATCGCTTGACTCTCAGATATAGCCCCACCAGTAGAATCAACAACACTAGGAGTTCTGAGGGTAGGCAATGATAAAGACTCTGAACCTGTTGTGAGGTGCTCCTGCATCGGCAGCTCGAAGACCACACCATTTCGCATCATACCCGATATCGGCCAGCGACCCGAGAACGGCTTGAATTGCTGTGAAAACAGGTTGTCCTCCCCAATCATCCAAATCTTCTTGACTGTATTCCATTCCGTTATCTGCTTTAGCACTTAGTAAACCCCTAACATTTTCTATAACAACCAGTTTTGGTTGTAGTTCTTCGATAGCTCTAGCAAACTCATGCCAAAGCCCTGATCTTGTTCCTTCTTTTAGTCCTGCTCTTTTACCTGCCAAACTCAAGTCTTGACATGGAAAACCTCCAGTCAAAACATCTACAGGTTCAACGTTCGTAAAATCTACTTTTGACACGTCACGATAGTTAGGCACATTAGGAAAATGTTTGGCAAGTATTGCACTAGGTGCGTCTTCCCATTCACAATGCCAAGCCATTTCAGCATCAAGCACATTCAAAACAGCCAAATCTAAACCACCATAGCCACTGAATAGACTGCCTACCCGAAGCCGTTTCATGCTTTGGCCTTACGGTTGTGTTGTTGCATTTCGTGCATCATCAAAATCATGTCTGCATCGCTCACAGTCGCAACTTTAGGCGATATGACATGCACCAACCTGACACAATCCTTCAACCCACAGAGACGTTCCCCAGGTCTATAAAGGTCGCCATCATCCGTTATAGGTCGCCACAGCTCATCCAACTCATAAGGCCAAGGATTGCAAACAATAATGCCCAAAGTCTTATGTCTCCAACGCTTGTCACGTTGTATGTCTATGCGACTATCTCGGCAGTCTCGGCACGCTTCAGGATCTATTGCGTTGCGTTGTTTACGTTTAGTTATGAGGTTTACGCTGACAGGGATTG